AATCATTATAAAATCTTAGTGAAATATCTCTATTATTTGAAATAAATCCTGCTAAAATATCAGTTGTGCCATCAGAATTTTTAATATTCTTAGCACCCAACCCATTAACATTGATAGTTGATGCTCCTGTATTTGTATTGCTTGTTCTAAAGCGAATTTCCATACCATCAACATATTCGGTTGGAGCTTGAAAGGAACCAGTGGTATTTAAAACATAAGCGTTTGCAATACCTGAATCAGTATAAAAAGAACCAGATGCTACATAGTTTGCAACTGCCTTTGATAGTTGCGTATTACTTGAGTCAATCGTTTGTCCAGAATTTTCAATTAAATTCTTTGGAGCTCCAACTATGTTATTATATTCATCAGCACTTACAGTATTGCCGTTTATTTTGTTATCAAATTTTGTCATATTAACTATATCTAAAAATTATATTACAGTGAGCAGGTTTTATTTTATTAAACAAGCACTGCAATATTTCTGGTGCTTCACTTGTTAAAGTAAAAGGCAGTTCCAAAGGAAGGCCATCAGCCTGCTCACTAGCTGGTAAAGTAATCACTATTGTAAAAGGTGCTTCTACTTGATCAATTAAGATGAAAGGAAGTTGTAAAGGAAATACAGAAGTATCAATACCAGTACTGACAGAAATATTATATCCTAAAATAGAAGCTATATTTTTAAATTGTTCTGCTGTGGTTGTGTTTATTCCAGCTAATTTTAATAATATATTAGTTCTTCTTTCTTCTAAAGTTCCTGTATTACTAAAGCAGTCATCAGGAATACCTACTTGCGTTTCCCATTCTGTTATAAAATCCGTTGTACTTTTAGGATTATATTCATCATATATAAGATTTGCTTTATCTCTAAATCTTACAAATTCACTAGCTAGCCCTAATAGTATTTTTCTTAAATTAGAATTGTCTTTATTTTTAGCTTGGTGTAATCTATCATCTCTTACATATTGAGATAAAATGTTTGCTTGCTGTGTCTGTGTTATTTCGTTAAATATAGTCATGAATAAGTTATATTACCAAGAATTGCCAACTCTCCATTATTTATTGAAATATCCCCTGTAGGAGATAATAATGTAAATGTTGGTACATTACCATTACTATCTAAAGTATTAAATATTGCATTACTATATTCATTCTCTAAAACATCTTGACTTAATATAATTTGATCTGATTTAAAAAAGTCAGTTAATGAATTAGTTATTGCTTTTTGCATATTTTCAGTATTTGGTGAAAGACTGGAAAAAGTAAAATCGACGGTTACGGCAGTTGGCGCTAATAAATAAACTGCACTATCTGACATATTTGCAGGTTTTATACCGTCAGTTAAGTTATTACCACTAATTATAAGATTTTTAACATCTATTAATTGTTGAGAAGTTGGAATAATATTTGTGTCATTATCTCTAACAAAATAAATCTCTGTTGATCCTGCCGCTGGAGTTACTTCTTTAATCCAAATCCTAGTAATGCCAGTTGTAAATTGTTTTATAAAAATTGGTAATCCTGACTTTGTAAATGGTGCAGTAAAATTAGCAGTTCTTTCTAAAATTCTAATTCTGTAGTTCTCATCTGATTCAATATCAATACCGCCAACTATTCCATTAAAAGTTACTATAGCAGAATCATCAACATTAGATATTGGGCTTGCTAATGTAAAACTCGATCCAGAGCCACTATTTTGTAAGCTTCCAAAATTACCAGCTTCCACTGGAATAAATGTATAAACTTCTGTAGCTGTTATACTGCCTGTTGCTGGTGTTACTGGTGATCCTACTACTTGATAAGTAAATTGATTATTAGAAATAACTGATATAGTAACATTTAAAAGATTATATTGTGTTTGGTCAGCTCCTTGAATTGAGTTTAAAATTTGACCAGTACCTAAATTATGATTAGATACTGTAGTGACTGTCGCTGTTGTGCCAACTCTAGTAATTGATACAATATTTATAGTTTGACTTGAAATAGTACCTGATGAAGTTGTTATATATTCTTGTCCATCTGATCTAGTTAATAATGTATTTACTGGAATTGATCCGCCTGATAATCCTGTAAATGATAAAGTGCCAACGGCTTTACTTGCAGGTTGTCTAGTTATACCAAAAATAACTCCCCACCTTTCTAAAAATTGATTTGTAGCGGTTTGTATAAATATTTGTTGTAATACTTGCTCTGTTAAATCATTATTACTATCAATACCACCAGCAATAGACTCTACAAGTCCCCTTGAAAAACTATTTAATATAGTTGGGTCAATGTGCTTAGAGGTATCTATTTGACCAGTATTAATAGATAATACTAAGTCGCTCACCATTCTTTCTACTATTTCTGTAATTGTATCTCTTGCGACTGGCATTAATTAGTATTTATTAATAAATTATAATTTTCTGTATTTTCTTGAGATTTACCTATAACCTCAATATTTATTTGTAATTTAGAACCTTTAAAATTAGTTGAAATATTTATATCTTTAACAATATTTTGATCTATTAACCATCTCAATCCATCTTTCAAAGAATCTTCAATTAAAAATGTATTTTGTTCAGTATTTCTAGCTTGCTCAATATAAAGCCATAATTTACTCCCAACTTCAAAATTTTCTACTCTTGAAAATTCATTAGTAAAATGCCCTCGCCTTAAAATAGAGTTTGACACCTCATTGTTACTAGCTCTTTTTTCACAAAATATACTCATATAAATTGAGGTATCTAACCCTTGTGTTAGAGAAAAGTCCCCATTTTCAAAGCTTATATCCCAGTTGTTATTTCCATCTTGGAAAAGTTTTATATCTTGCGTCATATTGACAATAAAAAATATTTCTTTATACTTTATAAGTACTAAAAAATAGTAGCTTTGTCAAATAAAAAAAATTTACATGATTCAAAAGGGGTTTCTTAAAAGATTTACCAAAGAAGGAAAAGGGGAAGTTATTACGCTCAATGGACAAATTCTTAATAATGTACAAATTCTGTATCCTTACGGTTATTACTCTAAAGCTAAATTAAATGAAACAAGTGAAATTATTCTTTTATCTTCTTTAGGCAGTAAAACTAACATTTTTGGTATTCCATATAATGTACCATTAGAGCCAACAGATTTAATTGACGGTGAATTACAAATAAAAAATCCATCTGTGGAAAATAGTAAAATAGTATTTAGACAGAATGGAGATATAGAAATTACTACTAACCAAAACATTAGTCAGGTGATGGAAAATTTTAATATTACTGCAAATAGTAATATTACAATTAATGCAAATCAAATTGATCTGGCTGATGCTACTTCTTTTGTATTAAATGAAAATGCTAATATGGAAGTTGTTATCCCTAGTGGTAGTAGTGCAGGCACTTATTCAGTAAATATAAACTCTGCTGGTCAATCTAAGGTAAAAGCCTAAATAGATAAACTTGGATCGACTCCTAAAGATCCCTTTTCAACAATTATTAAGTCTGTAAATGATCCGTTAATGGATTTTGAATAACTAACACCCTCAATCAAAAACTCCCCATTCAATCCAGTAAAATCATCTTTTACTTTTATTAGATTATTTGATCTCCATAAACTTTTTCCATAATAACCTTGAAGCTTAATATTATACTTTTTGCCTTTGGCTTTCTTTATGTTTATAAACCACTTAGCATAATCATTTAAAAATTTTGTTTTGGTTGGGTTAGAAAATATAACTCTTTTTCTTCTTGGTGACCTAATTTCATTATCAGTAGCATGCCCTTTTTGATTAGATGCTTGTTCTGTGTGAAACTCATTTGTGTCTTGTGAAAAAACTTCAACTATATTAAATCTATCTTTTGTCGAGTCTCTAAAAGAAGCAGAAATAATATTATTATTAGTGCCGCTTAATTCATTAGTGGCATTGCCTATATTACCTAATTTATCTTCTCTAGTAATTACTATATCGCCATTTTGATTAGTTGTTAATAACACTTGCACCTTCTGCGCGTATCTAAATAAAAAATCAATTATAGTTTCTTGGTTTTCTGTATGGATCTCTTCTTTTTCGCTTAATAAAGGCAAGTTAATAACATTATTAATAATTTTTAAATTATAGCCATTATCTTTTAAAACTTGATTTATTAATTTAGGGAAGTTTCTTATTTTATAGCTTTTTTGAACAATATTACTATCTATTAAATCAGTCGCCTTATCTGCACCCTCAAATGCTATTATATGAGATGAAGAATCGTAACTTATATTTTTATTTATTATGAATCCTGTTAAAATTAAATTATCATCAATAAATATTTTTATTTCATCTTGAGTTGATATATTTAGTAAACTTGGAGTAATTTCGCTAGTTACGGTAACTGTTATTAAGAAAGACTTACCAAACTCAACAACCGAGTCAGTAGCTTGAAAAGAAGTTACACCCTCGTATTTTTTACCATTAATTTCATAAAAAATTACATTATTCATTACTTAATATTTTAATAGTTCCTTCAATCTGGCTTGTATCTTTAAATTTATTTAGTTCTTTTAAATCTTCTTTTTTATCTAAAGATCCATAAAGCTGATATATTAAAACATTTAAAGGGATTTTATTAGTTTCAAAGTTAGATACTTTAGGTAGTGATATTGATAAATCATTGATTACTTTTTGAAATTCAATTCTTATTCTTTGTAGCTCTAGGAGGCTGTCTCTATCTAATCCTGATATATTTTTAAAATTATCTTCTAATATCTTAATATTATTACTTAGCTCATTTTGATTTTTATAATCTACTTGAGATGCTTGATTGTAAGCAATGGCAAAACTATTGACGGTAATTAAATTATTAGTAAGTCTTTGATTTTCTAAAATATTATCTCTTGTGTTACTATTACCAGTTGGCACTGTGTCATTTTTAAATTGCATTAAATTCTTTACAGAATCAAAAACATTTTGAGCATTATCAAAAGCAACCTCTAAAGCATTAAAAGAGTTTGTTAGTCTTTGTGCAAGAATTGAAGGAGAATTAACTAACGCTTGAGAATTATTAACAATTTCATTAATAGAGGTTGTAAAATCATTAATACCGTCACCAGCACCAGCAACCAATCCAGCAACTTTTTTTATTTCTCTTCCTGTATCTTTTATAATTTTATTAGTTTTATCAAAGCCCTCTTTGACTGTTGTAAAAGTTTTCCAACCTTTAGCTAATTTATTAGATACATTTTCCCCAGCTATATTTCTTAAATTACTTAAAAATCCAGTATTACTTTCTACTTCTCCCTTAACTGGTAAATCTGCCTCCTCAAAGGTTATTGAAAAAGTTGTAATACCTAATTGATTTTTAGAGTTATTAATTGTGTAGTTAATTAATTTCACATTTTTTGCTCCATATTCGGGGTGTACAAATTTACCTAATATATTTTTAGAGTCTAAAGCATTAATTAACTGATCCCTCTGATTATTATTATTGTTATTATCAACAACTGCCTCTATGTTATATGTTTTTCTTAAGCCCCCCAAATCTTCAACAAATCTAATATCAGAGTTTGGATATTCATGAGTTACAGTCTTTCTACCGCCTCCTATTGATGATGATTGATACAAAAATCTCACATCGTTATAACTCGCTTCTGGTAATTTTGATATATTAAAAGTCATAAATTAAAGTAAGGGGTTTCTAGCTACATTATTTACTATAGCGTTTCCAGAGGATTTTATTTCTGATTTTATTGTACTATTACTACTAGCCTCAATTTTGTTAATAAGTTCTATTTGAATTTTCTCCTTTTTCGCATTTTCTATAAATTGTACATTTTTGTTAAAGTTATCATTACCTTGGTTAATAAATTCTTTAGCAGCTACTCCAACAGCTTCAAAAAAGCCTAATCCTTGTTTTTTTCTCTCGTCTTTAAAAGAGCCGATTGAGTCTGGTAATTTTTTAGCCATTTTTATTACAGAGTCAATGGCATCTGTAGTAGCAGTAATTCCATTTAGTAGTTGTGTTAATATATCTAATGTAGCTTTTAATGGAGTCGATACCACGCCGCCCAATGTTGACCCGAAGACCTTAACAGACCCTTTTAACCTCGCCCAAGTGTCTGCTTGAGTATCTAATACATCGTTATAGGCTGACTGTAATCCTGTTCCATTCTTAGTATCCTCTGAAATTTGTTTAATCGATTTTCTTATTGTTTGTATTGATTCACTACTTAGATTTAAAGCGGTTTTTCTAGCTTCTTCCGAGGTTATGGCTTTTCCGATTATATCAGGGTATTTTTTGGAGGCAAACATAACCTCCTCTAATACATTAACAAATCCTTTAGCTTTAATTGCTGTAGCTCCTGTTGTAATTCCTATTTGTTTTAGTAATTTTTCTGATTCTTTAGGTGGATTAGATAAAGAAGTCATTAAGGCAGTAAATGAGGTGGAGGCTTGTTCTGTACTTTTTAGTGTATTAGCCAATATAGCTAATATTGATAAAGTGTCTTTTATATCTAATCCCAACACCTTAGCCGAACCACTAACCGTTCCTATGTTTGCCGCTAATTTTCCTACATCAGTTGTACCAAATTTTTGAGCTGTAAAAAATGAGTTTACAATCTCATCTACATTAGCTGTATCTTTTCCGAATGAGTTCAAGACTTTACCAAGACCGTTAATTACACTACCGAGGTCAGAGGCACCGCCTTTAGCTAATATTTGAGCCTTTGCAAAAGTTTCTAGTGTGTTACTACCTACTCCAACTGATGAAATAAGATTAAATAAACCTTGGTTAGTGTCTTCCATAGTGAATCCCGCTAAAACCGCCTCTTTTTGTAGTAATTCTAGTTTTTTTGCGAATTTTAATGCGTCATCTTTATTTAATAGATTTAATACATTTACTAAACCTTTCTCCATGATGCCGAATGAGGTTGAGGCTGCTACTGCTCCCGCCACTATACCAGCTTTTATTTTTCCTTTATTTTCATTTGCAAATCTTTTGGTATCTCTTCTTAATTTTTTAAGTGATACTCTAGCTCTTTGGATGCTTTTTTTAAATCCCCCGAATGATCTGGACATATTCTTGGTTGATTTAGCTATATCTCTGCTACTATCTTTTATATCGTTTTTAATTCTTTTTATTTCTGGGCTTATTCTGTTTACTATATCGTATATATAGCTTGTTTTAAAACTCATATCTATACCGCATTATCGTTTTTAACTATTTTATTAAGATTATTCAATAATCTAAAAACATAGCTAATAGGCTGTGATTCTAGCCACTGAACCGATACCCCGCCTTTATATCTATAAGCTATTAACCAAATTGTTTCAGCCATTTTAGACGGTTCTTCCATAAAGGCAGAAAAAAAACCTCTATATATTTTGCTATTAGTTCTTCAATGTCTTCTATTGATATTTTAGAAATATCTATGTCATTAGCTGATTGAGTTAAAAGTTCATCTTTAAATAAAATTTTCATTTTAAAAAACTCAATAAATTTATTGCGAAATAACTCTGCCGTTTTACCTTCGACACTAACTAATTTATCTAGTATAAATTCTGATATATCAGGTTTTACAGAATCTTGCTTAGTATCATCTGGTAAGTTATCTATATTTTCTAAAATTTCTTTTCCCAAACTAGATATTATTATTGCATCAGATTTTTTAACTAAAATATTCAATTCATTTCTTAGTATTACTGTAATATTTCTATGATCTGCAATATTAAAACATTTTAAATAAAGAGTATCAATATCTTTTAATTCATTGCCAATAGAGGTATTTATTGACTGTGATAATTTAAACTCAAATAAATCTTCCATTATACTGCTGGATTACCTTTAAAAACAAAATCAATAACTTCTAAATCTTGAATATCAGGAAAAATCTCATACTCCATTCCAGAAAAAGAAATATCGCCTACTTGAATTACATTTTCTTGAGATTCAAAACTTCTAAATAATTCTACATTTTCAGGGGTGCATCTTACTGGTATTGTAACCGAACCAATGGCACTTGATATATCAACTGTTTTTAATAATTTACCATTTGTTTGAGGATTAAAAACTGTTGTATTTTTACCTAACGAATATGTAATATTACCTTCATAAGCTACTACATTACCGTTAATTGCTACTTGTATTTTATTATTTGCCATTATTCAAAAGTTGGTGTTATATTAATTATTATATTTCTTAATTGAGAAACTATATTAGCTATTTGATCTATAGTTACAGTTCCAGTTGATAAGTTTATTTTAATACTGTTTTCTATTTCTTCTTTATAGGACTTTCTAGCCTCTTCGCTATTTATAAGCGTTAAGTAATTTGTATTGCCGTTTGAGCCACTTAAATTAGCATAATAACCCATAAAAGTAGTTATAATTAATTGAGCATTTACTTGAGCTGATCCAGATTGAATATTGCCAGTAGTTAATACTCTTTGTGCAAAATCTGACTTTGCATTATTAAAAATATATTCTCTAGTAATAGAAAGAGTATCTACAAAATTTAAAAATTTAAAAGTATTATCTGAATTACCTAAAATATCAGTCTTGTAAGTCGTTACTGCTTCACCATCAATTAAAACTGTATTACTAGGATTATTTCTAGCTAAAAATCCACCACTATTTTTTAATTCTAAAGATTCAGCATTTGTAAAGTCTTTTCCTGTTGGAATTACTGGTAAACCAATATCAGGAGTATTTGCATAAGGAATTGAAGAGAAGAACGAGCCGCCAGTTGCTTGACCGTTAGTAACTATTGAAGAAGTATTTGACCCCGTCGTTAATCTCAATTCTCTTGCTCCTGCTAATCTAGAAGCTATAACTATTGAGCTTTCAAAAATACCACCACCCTTATAATCAGAATCAGAATTTAATTTATTAGGTCTATAAATCAAAGTTTTTAAATTTAAAGCGTCTAAAGTTGTGTTTAAGTTGGCATAAGTATCTTTTTTTGAAACTATACCAGCACCATCTAGGATATTATCATCAACATTAAATCTAGGCTCTAAGAAGTCTGTCAATGTCGCTGTTCCATAAGATGCAGGATAAACAATAGTTGTATATCTTTTATCTGCTACTACATCAAATAAAGTGGTCAATACTGGGTTAGTAGCTCCTCCAGACATGGCAGATAAAGTAGTTGTTATTCCTGCAACAACTCCATTATATTTAATATCAATATCATTGCCCTCCGTACCACCATTTAAAGCTGTTATGGTAACTGTACCAGTGGTATTTGATCCGCTGACAGGGCTATCTAAATTAGCTGTAATTTTAGCCTCTAAAGATGCGCCAATGCTGTCTGCTGTATCTCCACTTGCAACCGCTAGCTCGTATTTACCATTTTTAATCGAATCAATGTAAACTGTAATAGTTCCTGCCTCTGTTGCAGTTCCAGAAAAAGCAACTGAACCAGTTGCATCAACTGCCGTACCATTATCTGCTAAACCTATAGCGTCTACTTTTGGTTTTATTCTTGAAATTGATAACTTGTTTATTAATCCTCGTCCTGCCTTAGCAATGTGCGATTTTCTTCCGAAAGCATTATTAAATTGTGTTTCACTAATTAAATCTTCAATCAATTCACCACTTGAAGCAGTGCCATTGATTAACTGCCCTATAACAAGGATAGATCTTTCATCAACTCCTTGATTTTGTCTAGCTGATAATATGTTTGCTGTTACTACTGGTTTTGATTGAGCCATTATTTTTTAGATTTTATTTTTACTATTTCAATACAATTATCAATTTTAGAATCTTTTAACCTAGCCCTCCAAAATTGATTTGTTGGTATGCCTTTTTTATCTTCAATTTCAATAATTTTCCCGATTTCTAAATTACTTTTTATTTTTTTTAGAATTTTTATTCTCATTTGAAAAATATTAAATTATATATTATATTGATATTATAAAATGTAACGGTTGTCAAATAAAAAAAATTTACCTTGTTCTGGCTAAAAAATCTAAATCTTTTTCTTTATATGCTCCACCTATTGACTGCAATGGAACACCTGCATCAAATTCTGCCGTATCTTCTGCTGTAATTCTACCCCTAGCCGAGAAATCAAATCTATGAACATATTTTGCTGTATCATATAGCTCTATAGTATTTCCTATATATGTTGTAGAGTTATATTTTTCTTCCAGCAGTAAACTAGTAAATTCATAATTAGCTATTGCCTTTAAAATTGATTTTTCATAACTTCTAGCTAAATCTGATTGATTTCCACCAGCTACACAATTTATAGATGGTATAAAGACAAAGATTGAAAATTCCTGCTGCGTATCTAAGTAAAAATCTTGCTCACTATATTTATTGGCCGTAATATCAGTTGCTATAGTTCCGTCTTTGTAAGAAAGTTTATCACCCAAAATAATATACATTCTATTATTATTACTAACATCTATAAAATGTTGCTCAGCCCTTTCTGGTGTTGCCGCGTTATCAATTCTACTAGCTGATGAAAATTCTATTGTTCCTTGTGCTGGTGTTCCTAAATTTGAGTTGGTTGTTGTATAGGTAAAATTATCAGAATCTAAAACAGTTACTTTATGAAATCTATTGTATCCGTCAAAATCGTTCAATAATAAAGTGCCTGATACAGTCGCATCTACTGGTGTTGTTAATATTTTAAATGTAAAAGTTGTTGAGTTAGGGACAGATAATAATTTAAAAAATCCGTTATACTCTGATGGAGTTGTACCTGATATTTCAATAAATAATGGTAATTGATTTATTGCATACTTGCTAGGGTCAGATAGTTTATGATCCGTTGCACTGGTTACCGTTGCTATATTTCCATTTCTTGTAATAGACAATAGGTTTATAGGCTCTTTTGCTCCTCTAATTATAATATAATTATTAGTTGTTAGGTTGTGCGATGGTGCGTTTGCTGTGATAGTTGTGCCACTTCTGGATAATGTATTTATATTACCAATAATTGAAAAATCATCAGTGTATAATGGTAATGTTTGTTTTAATCTGTCTACTATTTCTTGTCCTCGCATTTTTAAAACTTCTTAACTTTTATATTAAATTTTTTCATACCTTTGTTTATTTCTTTATAAATATTAGTATTTACTTGATTTTTTAATTTTCTTACTGTTTTTCCTAGTGGTTGATTTCTATTTTCTAAATATTCTGCATAATCCACCGCCTTTCCATATCCACCAGAGCCAAATTCCATTTTAGAAGAACCTAACACCCTAAAGCCGATAGACTTTCTATAATCTCCTGATATTACTGCTGGCATCTCGTTTGGTGTTGAGGCTCTATGATTTTTAGGTTTCTTTAGCAACCTTCCTCCCAACCCAGTGTAAATTTGATATACTCTTCCTGTTCTACCTTTTTTTGTTATTTCTTTTTTAAGATCATCTGACAACATCTTACCACTATTATAAAGTCCTCTTCTCATTTGTCTTTCTGTTTCTGCTGGTAACCTCATTAAAGCGTCCATTGTTTTTTTGTTTTCTGGATTCTCAATAACTTTAATCATCTTAAATTTGCATTTTTGGATTGATCACCCCTTTCAATAGAAATTAAACTGTAATATTTATCTTCTTCATCAATGTTTTCTATAGAGTCAATTCTAAATTTTTTACTATTATATTCAATAAATATTTCTCTTTCTAAATCAATAGTAGTATATCTAATTATAAATTGATGAGTATTTGAGTTACTGACATTAGTTCCGCCTTGAAAGTTAGGAGTTTTAAATGTTTTTATCATAGCCCAAGGGTCTAATATGTCTGTAAATCCTAGTTGAGACTGCTGGTTGGGTGTATTAGAGTCAATAAAAGTTGAAATTTGTATTTTAATTTTTTTATTTAAATCTTTTATACATACCTTGTTAGCTTGCTTTGTTATCTTTTTACAAGTCATATTATTCTAAAAAATAAACTAGCTATTACATAAGTTTGATATATTTTTCTAGTTACTTCATCATTTCCGCAAGTGTCACAATCGCCCTTATTCTCAAATAGGTAAGCTATATGAGTTAAAATAGATTTTTTAATTGTGTCTGGTACATCATTGGCAGTATTGCCATAGCCAGCAATAAAAGTAACCTCTACCGCTTGCTGTCTGTCGTCTGCGTCAGGATAGTTTGAGCCACTGTTTAAAAGTATGGTAGAATAATCATTACTTTGCGTTGTGTAATAATTTGATGAATTAAAGTTGGTTAATATGTTATTTAAAAAATATTGAAAAGAAGTTATTGTCTGTAATCTACTTTTTTTTATTTCTATGCCTGTACAACCATTAGGAAAGCAGTCTAAAAATCCTTTATAGGTTTTGTTTATAAAATCTCTGCCTGTTATTTTTTCTCCAATATCTGTCGCTGTTGCTATTAATTGGTTAATTTCGTTATCTTGATCAGATCCAGTTATTTTTAAATAGTCTTTAGCTTCTTGTAATGTTACTGGAAAACTAGCAGCTGGAGTAATTAAAATGTAATCTTTTAATCTTGTGGCTTTTTTTTTATATATTTTATTAGACATTATACTCTCCTAGCTTTAATTATAAATTCAATATCTCCAACTTGCGAGACATTACTAACTATTTGTAAGAATCTGACCCCAGCAAAATCTATAGGTACTATTCCAATACAAGTATCAGGAGTTACAGCCATATTTACTTCAGTTCCATCAGATGCTTTGAATTGCTTCAAGTTGTCGCTTGTTAAATTACTATCAACTTTAAAACTTAAACTATTGCCAGTAAATCCAGTTGGTATATATATACTTAATAATGCCGTGCCTTGTAAGTCAATAATATCAGTTGCGTCCGTTTGTCCGTTTGATAACGCAATATTACGAGAAAACAGTGGTAAACTTCCGCTTAAAGAATTTATATTTTTTACCGACATAATTAATTATTTTTTTTTTTTAAAAGGTGATTTGTTTTCTATATTTTCTATAGCTTTATTTTCTATCTCTTTCTTTTTTTTCGCTTTCTTTTCTGCTCCAACTTCTTCACCCCAATTATTATCTATAAAAACTTGAGCTAACTCATTATAAATATCATAAACCTCATTGCATTCATAAACTTTATTAAAGCGTCCTGTATTATCAAGTGAGGCCTTCGTTGTTTTTGTTACTTTTATCAACATAATAAATTAATTTTGTCGAGGGGTAAAATTTACCCCTCTTTTTAATCTAAAAAAATTATTTTAAATTGCTATTAAACAGCACACTTTAATTTAATAAGAGCTTCTGGAAGAACAACTTTACCAGCAAATCTTTGGTAAAAAGTTAATTCAATAATACCCTCTCTTTTTCTACTATACTCATCACGGATTATAGTCATGCCAATTCTGTTACCAATTTTGTAAGCTCTTCTAAAATCTCCAAAAATTACTGGGAAATTATTAGCTCCTTTGTCGGATAAGTCAGGAATTTCTGCATAAGATAGTCCATTAATTGAGTTAGGCACTCCAGCACCTAAATTACCAGCTCTCCAAATATAAGCATTAGCTCCGTCTTTTAATGATCTAGTATGAGCGATGCTTTTTCTATTCATGCCATAAATTGCATTATAACCAGTTTTTAACTCACCAGTTAACTCAATTAATGAATCAAAATCAAAAGTATCAGCAGCTCCAGAATTAATTGAAGAAACATTTGCGTTTGTCATGAAGCCTTCAATATTATTACCAACACCAGAACCATTAACAAATTGCGTACCTCTAAGTTCTGCCATAGCCTCAGCAACATCAGTAGAGATTTCATTAAAGATATTATATGAAGAATCTTGTAATTCTTCAACAGTAGTAGCAACAGTAACTTGACCTTTTTTAGCAGTCAATAATTCCTCTGTATATTGAGAGTTACTAAGTGTGTCTTGTACTGCTTCACCAACCATTCCAACAGAAACTAGAGTAGACCTAGCAGGAGTAGAAGAAGTTTTAGAACCCATAGTCACAACCCTAGCAAGTGATTCTATTGGTGAGATTTCAGTAATTTTTTTAATAATTTCACCTTCAAGTGGATCTGGTACTAAAAAACCACCATCAGCATCAATATCAGTTCTTAAAGTTTTAAGTTCTAATTTTTCCACTGCACTATTGCCTTTTCTGATGAATAAATCAAAAGATTTTAATTCCTCTTTAGCCTCTGCTTTTTGGTCGCCAGATACATTAGGTGCTTTAATTTGAGCTTCTAAGGCATCATATTTTTTTTCTAAATCTTCCCTAGCAGTTTTTTCAGCTTCTAAAGATTTTACAAGTATTTGATTTTTCTCTTCGTGCTTATCTAGGAAGTCATTACATTTATTAATCTTATTAAGGTCAATAGCATCTAATTTTTCCGCTCCTTTTTCGTAAGTTGTTCTAAGTTCTTTTAGTGAACCGTGAACATCGTTTAAACTAATTTCAGTCATTTTATATATTATTTAATTTGGTAAATTTTTGAGTTAAGCCTTTTAACTCGTTATTAATTTCATTCATTAACACAGCCTCTCGCTGTTTTTTAAGCTCTTCAGCATCTCGCTGATTTGCAAATTCTTTTATTTTAGAAATTACGGTCTTACTCTCATTCCTAGAAAAACCCTTTTCTCTAAACAAAATCTCTATATCTTTTATTGTCTTTATTTCATTAAAAGATTTAAAAGAAGTAACTACTGCTTGTGGATTCATAGCTTTTGTAACTAATGAAAATTCAAATAACTCAACCTCTTTTATTAGTCTAACTCCTTTGTCAGCATCATAATCTGATTCTTTAATTCTAAAACCTATTGACATTTCTTGGATATTGCCAATTTGCATTTGAGGTATTACTCTATCTCTAACAAAAGAATCGTTTTTAGGTAATCTAGCCTTTATAAATAAACCCTTGATATCTTCATACATTTCTGTTGATCTGCCAACAGGCTCTTTTAAATCATGTTGCCATAATACTGGTACATGAGGGGTATTTTTTAAAGTATTTTTGAAAGCTCCTGATATTACTATATCATCTCCTAAATCAATATTTCCAAAGGTTGAGGCATATCCTTCAATTTTATAATAAAGTTCATCTTCCTCTGTTTTTTTTATTTCAAAAGGTAATACCGTTTTAAATTCTTTCATATTAATTTGTTTTTTGTCGTCAATCTTTAGTTTTTCTTGATTAATAACTTTTTTTATTTGGCTTTGACTAAATTTATTAGTAAAACCGCCCCACTTTGAAAACCCGACTGCAATAGCAATAGAATTATCAGAATTTTTAAACCTATCAAAATATTTCTCCCTTCTTTTGATCCAATTTAATACAGATTCAGTTCTATCTCCCTTTTTATATCTACCCCAAGCATTAAAGGCATCACTACCAGTAAAAGATGTTCTATCCTCTCCTTGTCCTCCTGTTGAGTATTTACCCCACAATGTTGGATAATTTTCTTTTAAGCTTGAAGAAAAATCATAATCAAATTGACTATATTTACTATTATTTAAACTTATCTTCTTGTCATCTCCTGCGTTAGGGTAATCAGTTGGCAAAATTTGTTAATTGATTTTATAAAAATAACTATTATCATATATAACTAAGATTAAGCTGTCTGTCAAATAAAAAAAATTTACATGATATTTATTGATTATAATTTTTCTGGTGATTTACAATTATTAAGTTTCATTTTAGATAAGCATAAAAATTACTTATATGATGGTAGTGTTAAAAAGTTTATAGAATCTAATAAATGGAATAACGCATCTCAATTAAAATATAGTTGGCAAATAAATGGAGTTCCTCCAAGAGTTTGGAATATATTACACAAAGATTTAATAATTTTGAGGCTTAAAGGTTTATTAAATTTTAAAGATTCTAATTTAAAAGATTTAAAGGAGGGTTTTCAAACTTCATAAGAAGCGATACATCTGCAATTAATTTTATTACCTAAAGACCCCCTTTCAGTATCTCTTGGCACTGACAATTGTTCTCCACTTACTAAAAAAAAATCTTTGACTCCTACTATTTGCCCATCTGGTGCTACATGGTCAAATTTCCCTGTCCTAGTTTGGGCATCTAAAATACTGATCCACTTTTTATTTAATTTTATAATCTGTTGATTTGCTCCTATTAGCTCTGCATCGTCAATTAGTTCTGCCTCTTTTTGTCTTGACCAACTTTCTGCAATTCCAACATTATTATCTACTATTACTTGTGATCTACTATTAATTTTATTGTTTAACTCTTTTTTTATGTTACTGGCTACTATTGAGTTTTTATTTTTAGTAAATATTAAATCACTCTGTCCGTCCTCCCTTAACTTTTGTAAATCCTTATCATATTTAAATGATGCTGCTAATACGGCTAATTCTAACATCTTTGAGTTAGTTTCCTCTATATATTCTGTTTGTTCTTCGCTTTGATTAGCAATAAAAAAGGTTGCTTCTTGTGCAAATTTATTATTTATCTCTTCTAGTTTTTCACTAACTTCCTGATCTTCTATTGTTATAGTTTGTTTTAATTCTAATCCTAATAACTTTGATTTATATTCTGCATCAAAAAATAAACCGTGTTTTTTTTCAATATCTTTTCTAATCTGAAAGCCGAATTTTTTAATTGTAGTTCTGAAAATATCTCTTATCTCTTTTATAAAATCTGAATTGTAATTACTCGCTAGTTCTTTGGTGGGTAAGTTGCCAGTTGCTTTGTATAAATTGCTAGCATCTATTGAGATATTACGGAAGATTTTTTTTATATCTGAAAGTAGTCTAGCCTCTAGTTTTCTTTTCTCAATATCTAAGGTTTTAGCCGATTGTTGAGATAAATTAAGAGTTGTCATAAATTTTGTTTAATTTTTGTAATCTTTTTTCTTCTGATATAAAGTTTTTACACAAATCTAATTCAACCATCAATATTTCTTTTAATAAGTGCATAAGATTATTAGATAAGGGTACATTACACAATAACCACCTAAGTTTTGATAATCTGTATTCTAGATCTATCAAATAATGCCTTTTCAAGTTAATTAATTCCTTAATTTCTCTCATTTTCTATTTCATTAACTGCTTTTAAAATTTCCTTAGCTGTGTAATAAGGCTGTCCAGAGTTATCTTTTATGCTACTCATTGTATTTACTAAGTTTTTAGCATTACTTTCTCTGTTATCTTCTGTGCTTGGATCTGTGCCGACTGGAATTAAGTTCATAGGTTGATAAAATACATCTCCCTCCGTTCCTATTTGTTCTTTGCC